CGCTACAAAGGCCCGATAACGGCGTGGGCTTGCGGCGTAAGCTCTGAAACAACACGCGACATCATTCAATACGAGCTTTTAGGGTCACCGGATGACCCGGAGCAATACGGCACAGGCACCCTTCCCCTGCATTTGATTGTTAAGGCAGAGCGGAAGCCGGGAATCCCTAACGCGAAGTCTGTCATTCTTGTGAAACACGTAGCGGGTGGTAACTCGACCATCCACTTGAAGAGTTACGCGATGGGCGTTGAGATTTTTCAAGGCAAGTCGGTTGATTGTTGTTGGCTTGATGAGGAACCGAGCCGGGAGATTTATTCTCAGTGCGTAACGAGGACGCTCGATAGGCGCGGGATGGTTTACCTGACGTTCACGCCGGAACGCGGAATGACAGAAACCGTTTCGTCTTTCTTGAACGACTTAAAACCCGGTCAATCGATTAATAACGCAACGTGGGACGACGCGACAGAAAAAGTTCGGTCACTTCATAACAAGCCGGGTCACTTAAACGAAGCGGTAATGGAGCAGATACTTTCATCGTATGCTCCGGCGGAACGGGAGATGCGGCGCAACGGAAGACCCGCGGTTGGTAGCGGCTTAGTCTTCCCTGTACCGGAAGATAAGATTATCTGCGACCCCTTCCCTATTCCAGAGCATCACGTGCGCCTGGCCTCCATCGATTTCGGTTGGGACCACCCAACCGCGGCAACCTGGGTCTCCTGGGATCGGGATGAGGACATCGTTTACGTCTACGATTGTTATCGACAGCGAAAAGCGCCACCTCAGGTCCACGCGACTGAGATACGCAAGCGCGGTGATTGGATAAATGTGGTGTGGCCGCATGACGGCAACCGAAAGGACTCGATGGGCAATCCGGGTCTAGCGGAGCAATACAGAAACTTCGGCGTGAACATGATGCCCTTTCATTTTGAAAACCCTCCAGCGTTGGGAGAGAAGAAGGGGGGCAACTCAGTCGAGGTTGGAATTATGGAGTTGCTTCAAAGGATGGAAGACGGCCGCTTGTTTGTATTCTCGACGCTGACTGATTGGTTCGCAGAGTGGCGTATGTATCACCGCAAAGACGGCAAAATCGTACCTCTCCACGATGATCTCATGTCAGCGACACGATACGCGGTGATGAGTCTGCGCTATGCAACTGGCGAAACGGACAGTACGTGGACGGATGAAATTCAATACCGAAACTTAGGAATCGTATAACAGCGAATGGCAAAACGGATAGATGATGAGGAACTGGTTTCCCTCATTAACGGACATACAGAAGACGCTCTAGGTTACGGCGGAGAGATATCTGAGCAACGTGAAAAGTCGATGGAGTACTACTATGGTCTCCCGTTTAATAACGAAGTAGCGGGACGTTCAAGTTATGTCGACAGCACAGTCAGCGACACCATCGAGTGGATCATGCCCTCCCTTATGCGCGTTTTTGCGTCGGGTGATGAGATATGTGTGTTCAATCCGGTGGGTCCCGAAGACGTCGAAGCGGCCAAGCAAGCGACGGACTACGTCAACCACGTTCTACTTAAACAAAACCCTGGTTGGACCCTGATCTATGATTTTTTCAAAACGGCACTTCTTCAGAAACAAGGCTTTTTGAAGGTATGGTGGGCGGAGGATGAATCGTTTGAGCGCGAGGAGTATGAGGGGTTAAGTGATTTAGAGTTGGAAGCTCTGTTAGCGGACGAGGCGGTGGAGGTTCTTGAGCATACCGAGCTTGATGACGAGGGTCTGGTATTGCATGACATCGTCATAAAGCGAGACAACACACAAGGGCAGGTCAAAGTAGAGTTTGTACCGCCTGATGAGTTTCTTATCGCTCGCATGAGTCTCAACATCCAAGACTCTCTGTTTGTTTGTCATCGAGTCGAGAAAACGGTCTCGGAATTGCGCGAGATGGGGTATGACATTGACCCGCTTGAGTTGAATGTCGGTGAGTCTGATATGGATCAGGTAAGCGGGGAGCGTTACTCTCGATACGCTTATGACAACTCCTCAAACCTTGGCATTTGGGGTAATGACCCCAACTCTAGCGCGGACCCATCAACGTGGAAGTTTTGGGTGCATGAGAACTTTATCCGCGCAGATGCAAATGGCGACGGCATTGCTGAAATCATGCGTGTTGTCTGTGTTGGCGACAAGATACTGGAAAAGGAAGAGGTTGATTACATCCCCTTCGTAAGTTGCACCCCCATAAGGATACCGGGTAAGTTTTTTGGGTTGTCTGTTGCGGACACTGTGATGTCACTTCAACTCATCAAGAGTGCATTGATGAGGAATCTATTGGACTCCGCCTACAACCTCAATTTTGGGCGATACGCGGTCTTAGAGGGGCAAGCGAATTTAGATGATCTGCTTGTGCAGAGACCGGGCGGCGTGGTGCGTGTTAAGTCACCCAACGCCATTACCCCTTTGCCGACTCCGCCATTGGAACCCTACTCATTTCAAATGTTGGAGTACCTGGACGGCGTAAGGGAGTCGAGAGCCGGTGTGTCGCGGATGTCGCAGGGTCTGAACGAAGGAATCCTGACTAGTCACACGACGGCGACGGCCGTTACGCAAGCGATGACGGCGAGTCAATCGAGGGTTGAGTTGATAGCACGTAACTTCGCAGAGACGGGAATGAAGGACCTCTGTCGAATGATTTACATGCTTTTACTCAAGCATCAGGACAAAGAGACCGTTGTGCAACTGAGGAATCAGTGGGTTTCCGTTAATCCTTCGGCGTGGCGCGATAAAACAGATTGTACGGTGTCTACCGGTCTAGGATTTGGAAATAAGGACCAACAGATGGCGTACCTCAACCAAGTCCTGCAACTTGCTTCCCAGGCAATGCAGGGTGGGTTGCAGATTGTGAATGAGCAAAACATTTACAACATCTCAAAAGAACTTCTTAAAACGATGGGATTTATGAACACGCAAGAGTTCCTAACCGACCCATCCCAGGTGCAACCATCCGGTCCATCACCAGAGCAACAGATGGCTCAAGCCGAGTTAGAACTTAAAAAGCAGGAACTTGAAATCAAAGCCGCGGATATTTCTGTCAAACAACAGAAGATAGAACAGGTCGCGGCCGCTGATGCGGTAGATGCACAACTCAAGATGCAAGAACTTCAACTTGAGCGCGAACAGAATCGCGCAGTAGCTATCGGGGCCACATGAAGAAACCTCACAAGCAACGTAAAACCGGTCGCACTAAGAGGCCGCGTTATTGACCCGTGAAGAAAGGGCCAAAGCCCTGTCGGAGGATGACCTTCTCCAAGAGGCTTTTGAGACCCTCAAAAATGAATTGATGGATCGTTGGGAGCATTCATCAACGACCGAATCTGACGCAAGAGAACAGATTTGGCTCGGACTACAACTTCTTGCACGTATTCGCCGTCATTTGGAGACCATTTTGGAAACCGGCGAGTTAGAGCGATTACGTGAGAAACAGTCACCACTAATTTAGGAGTTTTATTATGGCGGACACGCAAACAGCACCCGCTACGCCCGCGTCATCACGCGGGATATTTGACGATGACACAAGTGTTGTCGCCGCAACTGAGGCTTTTCTCGGATTGATGGAACCCGAAGAGGACACACCGGAAGCAGAAGAAGATGCCGCCACGGAAGTCACCGCGGAGACTGAAGCGGAGCCAGAGGTAGAAGCGCAAGCCGAAACCGAAGACGAAGCCGAAGAGTCAGAAACGGAAGAGACCGAAGAGGAAGATGACGGGGGACCAGACCTCTACGCTGTCACTGTTGATGGCAAAGAGGAATTGATAACCCTTGAGGATTTGACCGCTTCATATCTTCGCCAGTCTGATTACACAAAAAAGACACAAGCAATCGCTGAACAACGCAAGGACCTCGATTCACATCTAGCCGAGATGGCGAGTGAGAGGCAGACGATTCAGCAGGAGCGAGCGCAATACGCGAATGCTTTGAAAAGCGTTATAGAAAACTCAAACATTGATCGTTGGGCAAACATCGACTGGGAGAACCTAAAGGCACAGGACCCACTAGAGTTTGC